ATTTGATGCAACACGCGCAACGGGATGCAACGCGGGCAGGTACGGAACGCGTTGCAGCGTGCAACATCGTCAGCGGCAGCGAGGCCGCGAAGCAGATCGGCATCAACCGGTCAACGCTCACGCGCTATCTGAAAACCTATCCGGAGCTGAACCGCTCGCGCGTCGACGGAAAGATCGCGGTCGATATCGACGAGTTGCGCCGGCATCGCGACGAGAACGTGAACCGGCTCAAGTCGGGTAGCCACGCCGGGCGGCTCTTCGACGAGCCGGCAGGCCCGTCGCTTCTTCCGCGCGCAGACCCGCCGCCCGATGACGCGGACGAAGACACCGACGATCCCTCCATCGTCCAGGACGAAACCGTCGCCAAGATCCGCGCGCGGCGCGAGCGGATCATGCTCAACCGCCTGGAGCGCGAGGAAGCAGCGCAGCTGCGGCAGTTGACGCCGACCGAGGAGGTCGAGGAAGAGACCGGCTCGGCGCTGATAAAGCTCCGCGACGCACTCATGTCGCCCGATCTCGACCTCTGCGAAAAGCTGGCGGCCACGCAGGATGCCGGCGAGGTGGCGCTGGTGCTGCGCGAGGCCAACCGGAAAGCGCTGGAAAAGCTCGCGGAGGATTTCGAGAACGATGCTCAACGCGGAGGCCCTGCATAGGCGGTTTCCCGGGCTCGCCTCCGGCCGCGATGTCGTATCGCGGGTCTTCGCGGAAGCCCTCCGCCCGCCGCCCGATCGCACGGTCGCCGAATGGGCCGAAGAGAAGCGCCACGTCGCTCCGGAAAGCGGATCGCCGGAGCCGGGCAAGTGGCGGAATGCCCTCGTGCCCTACGCCGTCGAGCCGATGGAGTGCCTTTCGCCGTCCGACCCGTCGACGGATGTAACGCTGATCTGGGCCCGCCAGTCGGCCAAGACGGCGGTGGGCGAAAACTTCTTCGGCTACACGGCGGACGAAGATCCGTCGTCGATGCTGATCGTTCTGCCTTCGCTCGACGAAGCGAAGAAGTTCGTGAAAATCAAGCTCCAGCCGGCGATCGATGCCACGCCGGCCTTGCGGCACAAGGTCGCCGAGCAGAAGAGCCGCGACGAGGCTGGCTCCACTTCCGCGTTCAAGCGCTTTCGCGGCGGCTTCGCGCAGATCACCGGCGCGAATTCCTCCAAGGGCCTGCAGATGATCTCCGTGCGCCGCGCATGGGGCGATGAGATCTCGGAATGGCCGCGCGATGCCGACGGCCGCGGCGATCCGATGGACCAGACGATCGGCCGCACCACGGCGTGGTCGCGGCGAGGCGTGAAGCGGCTCTGGACATCGACGCCGGGCATCGACGGCGAGTGCCGTATCACCGATTACTATCTCGCCTCCGATCAGCGCCGCTACTACGTACCATGCCCGCATTGCGGCACGATGCAGGTGCTGAAGTTCGAAAATCTGAAGCCGGGCGAGGGCGGCATCGCCAAGGGCTGCTTTTTCATCTGCGCCTCGGGCAATGGCTGCGTCATCGAGCACAGCGACAAGCGCGCCATGGTGGCCGCCGGCGTCTGGCTCAAATGCTACCGCGACGAGGACGAAGCCAATCCGGCCCCGCCGGAGTGCATTCCGCCCGCCGATATTCCGCGCTGGCGCGGCCGCAAGTCGCAAGGCCGCCAGCCGGGGTTTCACATATGGCAGGCCTATTCGCCCTTCGTCGCATGGGAAACGATCTATTCGCGGTTTCTCGCCTCGCGCGGCAAGCCGCTCAAGGAAAAGGATTTCGCGCAGCAGGAACTCGGCGAGGCCTATGTCGCGCGCGGCGAAGCGCCCGATCACCAGAAGCTTCTGAAGTCCGTGCTGCGCTACAACCTGCAAACGATACCGATGGGCGGCCTCGTGCTGACGGGCGCGGCGGACGTGCAGATCAATCGGCTCGAATGGTCCGTCTATGCGTGGGGCATCGGGCTCTCATACTGGCTTGTCGATTTCGGCATCATCGAAGGCGATCCGGATACGGACGGTCCGTGGCGGGCACTCGATACGATCCGCGCGCGGACCTATGAGGACAGTTTCGGGCGCAGCTGGCCGGTCGAGGTCTATGGCGTCGACAGCGGGTACAAGTCGCAAAGGGTCTACAACTACGCGCGATCGCAACCGCGCGTGCTCGCGACGGACGGACGTCATGGCTGGAACGTGCCGCTGCTCGGCGTGCCGAAGCGGATGGATGTCAACAAGGGCGGCAAGAAGCAGAAATACGGCGCCATGCTCTGGCCGATCGGCACCTTCGCGGCGAAGAGCGAGCTTTACGGATCGCTCCGCAAGACGATCGCAGGGCCGGATGACAGCGGCATGTTGCCGCTCGGCGCCGGGCATTTCCCGGATGCCTGCGACGAGGCCTTTTTCAAGCAGCTCACCGCCGAAAGCCTGGTGCTGAAGGAAAAGCGCGACGGCGGCGCCGCGCGCGCCTGGGTCAAGCCCAAGGACCAGCCGAACGAACAGCTCGACATGTGGGTCATCGCCCGCGCCATGGCCTATCACCTGGGCCTCGATCACTACACGCGCGACAAGTGGCAGGCACTGGCGGCAAGCCGCATGCACGCGACGGACGATGTGCAGCGCGATCTCGCCCGGCTCTGGGCGCCGAAGCCCGGCGACGATGCCGCCGGCAAGGATGCGCGCGAACGCTATCTCGAAATGATGGAGCGGGCGGCAAGGTCGCTCTCCTGAAACCGGCGCACGCCGTGCGCCTCCCCTCTCGTAGCGAGGCCATCCATGGCGACGACAGCGGAACGGCTGGCGGAGGCGCTCGATGCGCGCCACCGCCTGGCGAAAGGCGAGCTCGAAGCGGAGATCCGGACGGCGGACGGCGAGACCGTGAAATATGCCGCCGTCAATGCGGCGGATCTGGACGCCTATATCGCGCAGCTGCAGGCGCAGTCGGGCACGCGGCGCCGCAGCGTGAGGCTTTTCTTCTGATGCCGGCCGTTCTCTCCCCCATCCTGGACGGGCGCGGGCAGCCCATGCGGCGGCTCGCTTCCCTGCCCGCCTATGGCGGCGTATCGAGCGCCTATGGCGCGGCATCGCTCACCGACAGCTCGGTCGCGACCTGGCTGCCGCGTCATGAAAGTGCCGACAGCGCCAATTCCTTCGAGCGCGAGCGCATCTCGTCGCGCGTTCACGATCTGGTGCGAAACGACGGCTGGGCGGCGTCCGGCGTGCAGAAGCTGGTCGATGCCGCGATCGGCGGCGGCTGGCGTCTCTCCTCGAAGCCGAACTGGTTCTTCCTCAAGCAGACCAAGGAATGGGCGACGGAATTCGGCAACACGGTCGAGGCGCTCTGGTCGATGCATGCAAACGATCCGCGCTGCTATGTGGATCTCGAACGCAAGCTCGACTTCGCCGGCCTGCTCGCGCTGAAGTTCCGCCACCGGCTGATCGACGGCGAGAGCCTCTCCATCATGCGCTGGCGCGAGCGCGGCGGCATGTTCGCCACCTGCGAGCAGGTGATCGATCCGGACCGGCTGTCCAATCCGAACTGGCGCAGCGACACGGAGTTCATGCGCAGCGGCGTCGAACTCGACAGCGACGGGGCGGCGATCTGCTATCACATCCGCTCGGCGCATCCCGGTGAGATATGGTCCGGCGCCAGTCGCGCAAAATGGGTTGCCGTCGAGCGCGAGACCGAGTGGGGCCGCCCGCTCGTCATTCACGATTTCGAGCCCGCGCGCGCCGGAGAAACGCGCCCCGTCTCGCCGCTGGCCCCCGTGCTCGCCAAATTCCGGATGCTCAACCGCTACGACATGGCGGAGCTGCAGGCGGCAATCGTCAACGCGATCTTCGCCGCCTTCCTCGAAAGCCCGATGGATGCGGAGACCATCGCGAATTCGATGGACGACGTGGTCAAGTATCAGACCCTCCGCGAAGATGTGCATGAGCGCACGGGCTTGCGGATGGATGGCGTTCGCCTCAACACGCTGGCGCCCGGCGAAACGTTCAAGATGACCGAGGCCGCCCGGCCCGCCGTCGCCTTCGCCGCTTTCGAGGCAGCCTGCCTGCGCAATATCGCCGGTGCCATGGGGCTCTCTTACGAGCAGCTCGCCATGGACTGGTCGAAGACGAACTATTCCTCGGCCCGCGCGGCCGTGCTGGAAGTGTGGCGTTTCATCGTCGCGCGGCGCCCCCCCGTAGCCCCCCGCGCCCGCACCCCGCCGTAAAAGGGGGGGATGGTAGAGTGGGTGGGTAGCGGGGGTAGCGAAAA